GTACCTTATTAATAAAGGTGTAAGATATAAAAGAATATAACATTTTTAATAAAAATAATATAATAATATGAATAATAAAGTAGTATATAGACACATAAGATTAGATACTAATGAAGTGTTCTATATTGGTATTGGTACTATGTGTAGGGCTAACACTAAAAAGGGTAGATCTCTTTGGTGGAAAAGTATTGTTGGTAAAACGGAATACAGGGTTGATATATTATTTGATAATCTATCGTGGGGAGAAGCTTGTGAAAAGGAAATCGAATTCATTGCATTATATGGGCGTAAAGACCTTGGGCTTGGCCCCCTATGTAATATGACAGATGGTGGGGAAGGACAAAGTAACCCAAGCGCAGAGACAAGAATACGTATTGGCGCATCCCGTGTTGGTAAGCCATTATCTGAAGAACATAGAAGTAAAATTAGTGAAGGTGGTAAAGGTAGACTGCGTTCAGAAGAAACTAAAAGAAAAATGTCTAAAGCTCAAATGGGTAATAAAAAATCGTTAGGATATAGACATACAGACGAAACTAAATTAAAATTTAGTGCTTTACATAAAGGCAGAAAACGTTCTGAGGAAACTTGTTTAAATATTGGTAAAGCGAAGACTAAGTCTGTTTATCAATTAACATTAGATGGTCTTATAATAAATAAATGGGATTCTGTTGTTCAAGCTGAACGCGAAGGTGGATTTTCAAAAAGTAGTATTAGTAAAGTATGCCGTGGTGTGATGATTTCACATAAAGGATATAAATGGAAATATAAAGATGCCGATTGAAATAAATTTTAGTCCAACTTTAAAACAGAAATATATATTTGATCTGTTTGATGATGAATTAACCACAGAGATTATTTGGGGTGGCAGCGTTGGTGGGGGGAAATCGTATGCATTAGGTGCATTGATGGTTATGAAGTGTTTACAATTTAAAGGTATCAGAATTGGTCTTGCGAGAAATTCAATAACAAACTTAAAGAAAACAACAGTTATTTCTATAATGGAGGTATTAAATCATTGGGGGTTAAAACCTGATGAACACTTTACTTATAATTCACAAGCTGGTATCATAAAATTTTTTAATGGTAGTGAAATAATACTTGTAGAGTTACAATTTCTACCATCAGATCCACAATATGCCAGACTTGGTGGATTGTTATTAACTTTTATTGTAATTGATGAAATGCAAGAATGTGATGAAATGGGGAAATCCGTTTTTCAAACACGTGCGGGACGATGGAAGAATAACGAAACTAATATAAAACCACTGTTAATAGGAACTTGTAATCCAAGTAAAACATCATTTTTATATAGAAATTATTATTTACCATTTAAAGAAGGAACATTAAGAGAATATCAGAAATTTATACAAGTTTTGCCTGAGGATAATACTTATCTACCAAAAAGTTATATAGAAAACTTAAAAAAAACTTTATCATTAAACGAAAGAAGACGTTTATTACAAGGTGAATGGGAATTAGAAGATGACCCCTCTAGTTTATTTAAATCAGTTGATATTCAAAATATATATGACACATCTGTAATACTAACAACTGATAAAGTACGAAGATTATCAGCAGATATTGCCTTCGCATCTGATAAATGTGTTTTAGTTATATGGGAAGGATTAAATATATTAAAAATTATAACACATATAAAAACAACAGATCTAACTCTAATTGATAATATAAAGGGTTTGATGGTTGAATATCAAATAAGAACTGATAATATAACCTGGGATGCTGATGGTGTTGGTAAATTTCTTAAAGAACATTTTCCAGGTGGTAAAGAAATCCATAATAATGGAAAAACAATTGTTGAACACGGTTATATTAATTTAAAAACAGAATTATACTTCAAATTATCAGAATTAATATCAAATGGTATGATAAAATGTTTTGATAAATCATTAACCAAGGAAATAGATGAAGAATTATCTGTTATAAAACACAAACCAAAAGAAAATTTAACAAATAAAATTGAATTAATTTCTAAATTAGAAATGAAAAGATTTTTAGGTAGATCACCTGACTATGCAGACGCATTGGCTTATGGTATGCTTCATATGTTAAAAAATTCAACTATGAGTTCTGATGACTTTGTTTTTATCAACTTCTAATTAAATTATCTTCTAATAAACAATATATATTTTTTTATAATTAAGTAAAAGGTCATAGCGTTTTTCTTAGGGCCGATTATGGTTACGTGGGTTGGATAGTCGCTAATTCAACCCACACTTTTTCTAAAATAACAAAATTATTTTTTTTATAATTAGTTAATATGAATATACCAATTTACAAAGCTGTTATAGGTCTTGGGTCATTAGATTTTGTAAGTCTAGTTGATAACCCAGCTATTATGGAAAAAGGCCTAGCATTTAATGAAGAAATAAATAAAAGAATTTTATTTTCATTAATAAAAGAAAACTTTAAAGCTACTTCTAAACAAATAATTATTGGGCCAGCAATGATCCCAGATGTTTTAATGTATAGATTTGATGAAGAAGTTGGTGAATATGCAGTTGTATTTTCGAAAGAAGCAATTGAATACTTTCACGAAGAATTTTCATCACAAGTAAAAGATTTCAAAATTAATTTTGATCATAAAGGAATTGTTGAATCTGCTTTCATTAAATCTGCTTGGATTATAGAAGATAAATTAAATGATAAAAGTAATATGTATGGTTTTGATTTCCCAGTAGGAACACTTATGATGGAAGTTAAAGTTAAGGATGAAAACTTCTTTAATAAAATGGTTAAAGAAGAGGGAAGATATGGTTTCAGTGTCGAAGGAATGTTCTCATTAGAAAAAACTGGTGAAGTCATAGATAAAAATAAATTGTTAAAAATGGAAAAAGAAAAGTTTAGTGTTGAGGATATTCTTAAAGAATTGGGAACACTTACAGCAGAAGAATTAGATCTTATTAAGAAGGCTGTTGAAAAAACACCAGAAGTTAAAGTTGAAGAAGAGGTTAAAGCAGAAGTTGAAGAAGTAGATGATTTTGTTGATGCTATTGAAGCACTACCAAATGCTGAAACACCTGAAGCACCAATAAACGAAGAAGCTGTATTAGCAGTTGTTAAACCACTTCTTGATGAAATCTATGCTATGATAGCTGAATTGAAAAAAGAAGAAGTTGTTAAAGAGGATGCAATTGAAGTTCCTGAAGTTCTTTCAAGAACAGAAAAGATGATGTATTCACTAAGATACTTTAATGATTTTGAATAATAAAGGGGTAAAAAATAACAAATAATTATTTTATATAATTAATAAAAAACAAAAGATAAATACTATGAGCAAAAAAATTGAATTAAAAAAACTAGGATTTTCTCTTTCACCTGAGAACTTTGATATGAATGTTGATTCTTCTGCATTATACGCAACTAACGCAGTTGAAATGTACAGAAAAGCAATGATTGGAGAAAACTCTTCTAGATCACTTTTCACACAAATTTATGGAATTAAAGACAGGGTTAAATTGGGAACTGTTGATTTTTCTAACGTTATCAAACCAGGTTCTTGTGATTTCGATCCATCTGATTCTGATATTTCACAAAAAACATATGAAGTATGTCCTATTATGATTGGAACTTCATTCTGTGTAGAAGACCTTGAAGTGTCTTTTATGTCAGACCAAATTGGTAAAGGTTCAAAAGACTTCAAAGAACCAACTGCTTTCGTTAATTACTTATACGAAACACTTGCACTAGAAGTTAACCAAGAGTTGGAAATTCTAACTTGGCAGGGTAACACTGGTCTAACAAGTTCATATCTTATGGCTTGTGATGGTCTTGAATATCTTTTAGGTGCTACATCTTCAGGTGGTCTTGGAACAGCAGGTATTCTTCATCCAGCAACAGCAAGTGCAGTAACTAGCGCTAACGTTATTGCTAAATTGGTTGAAGCCAGAAATGCTATGCCAACAGCAGTTAAATCTAAATCAGACTTCGCTTACTTAGTTTCTGTAAATGTTTACGAAGCACTATTAGATGCAACATCTGCTAATATGCAAACAGGTTTTTACTACGTTGATAAAATTGATTTGAAATTCCAAGGAACACAAGTTGTTAAACTTGATGGTGCATCAGATAACGTTATCGTAGCAGTTCAACTTTCAAATCTTCTTAACATATCTGATCTTGCACCCGATACACAAGGTTTCAATGTTGTTGATTTTATGAAAACTATTCTTAACAGACGTATCGGTATTAGAACTGATGCAAAAGTAAAGTTTGATTACAAAGTTGCTAATGAAATTTACTTCCACAAACCATAATAATGGTTTAATAGAATAACGGTTAATCCTTGATTACCGTATAACAAATGGGGTGATGAATATAAATGAATAATAAAATCATCACCCCATATAATAAAAAATAAAATAAAACATATGGCATTTTGTAATTGTTTAGATGAAATATTAAGAGGATGTGATAACAATGCTGGTGGACTGAAACATTTCTATGCTTTCCCACTTGATGAAGTTACCTCGATCACCGCTACTGCTTCTGGTGAAATCACATCAATAGTTTTAGGAACAGCAAGCTGTCCTGATCCAAAGTTTGTTGAATATCAATTCACAAAAAATAGTTCTTCTTTTGTTGAAGATGCAGCTATTGATTTAACAAATGGTTCAACATATTACACTGTATCAACTTCACTTGTTATAACTCGTAGAGATTTAGATAAAAGAAATGCACTTGCGTTAGCTGCTTCTGGACAACAAGATTTACTTATAATTTTAGAAGATGGTAATGGTATATTCTGGTTGCAAGGACAAACTAATGGTGCTAATCTTACTCAACAAGGGGAAGGATCAGGTGTAGCTAAGGCTGATGGTTCAAAGTATTCTGTAACATTCCTTTCTGAGGAACTTGAGCAGATGCCAACAATCAACTCATCTATTATAGCTGCTCTTATAGCATAATCCTTGATTATGCATAGCTTAATAAATTTATTAATAAATAGATATTAAAGCTAATGATACCTTAAAATATTGAAAGCCTGTCATTTATATGATGGGCTTTTTTATTTATAAACATTTTGTTAAAAAATATAATTATTAATATGTTATACATAGAAAAGGGTGCAACCAATAGTTTAATTTTTACACTTGAAGAAAAGAGTGAATTAGTTAATCCAAGATATATTTTTTTATTTGTTAATGATAGTCCTGTAATGGCTAAAACATTTTCAATGGTAGATATATCTGGCTGGACTAGAAGATATGATGAATTTGTATTAACAGAGACTTCCAATGAAAATTTATATATCGGTGATGTTGATCTTGGTTATGGATGGGGTGATTACTCTGTTTATGAAACTACAGCTACACAATCATTAGATATTGCTAATACAACAGGAAGGATTTTAGAAAAAGGAAGATTTTACGTTTCTGGATACACGGCTTCTTATATGACTAACACAATAAATAACATTTATCAATGAGCATATATGATAACATTAAGCATTATTTTAGTAATAATAAAGAAATACTACCCGAAATTAAAGAAAGTTATCAATCATTTGATATGTTCGGTAATCCAAGTATTTACAAAAGAACCACACCAATAGAATTCTATAATCATAATAGATGGATTTTATTTGGTAAAGATAATTTATACCCACAGAAGTTAAATGATTTATATGAAACTTCACCACTACATTCAGCTATTGTTGATTTTAAGAAACTTATGGTTTGTGGTCAAGGTTATACTATTGATGATAGTAATCTAAATGGTTATGAAAAAGTTGCACTAGCATCAATTAAGAATGAGATAGAAGATGAAACACCATTACAAGCGTTTATAGAGAATATAACACTTGATTTGATAATACACTCGACAATATATTTAAAACTCATCTGGGACGATAAAAAGACTAAATTATTAAGTGTTCAACGTATAGAACCATCTAAGATTAGAGTTGGTGTTGATTTGAAAGAACCTGAAAGAATAAAGGCTTTTTATTACTCTTTTGATTGGAGAGATACCGGAAGATTTCCTATTAAAGAATACCATCCAAAATCAAAAAATATTGAAAATAGAGTTGAAGTAATGCGCTTTATTAAAAAGAGTTCATCAGCATTATTTAATACATTACCAAACTATACAGCCGCTAATTCTTGGATAGAGTTAGATGCTAAGATACCAGTATTTCATAAATCAAATATTGAAAATAGTTCAAACCCATCTAAGGCAGTATTCTTTTATAAAAGACCAGTTAATGATGAAGCTAAAAGAGATATTATAGCACAGTTTCAAAAGTCATTTACAGGTGAAGAAACAACCGGTAAGTCAATGATATTCTTTATTGATGGTAAAGAAAACGCACCAGATATAAAAACTATTGAACCAAATCAATTAGATAAACAATTTGAAACAACAGCTATTCAAGGATCACAAAATATATGTTTCGCACATAAAATTAATCCCCTAATTATGGGATTAAAAAGTGATAGTATGGGTAATCCAAAAGAATTAATAACTGCTTATGAAATATTCAAATATAATGTAATCAATCCTATGCGTAATGATATTGAAGAAATAGTTAATAAGATTTTTCAATGGAAAGGAATTAAAGCAGAATTTGAATTAAATGATATTAACTTATTCCAAAATCTATCAGATACTCCACAAGCATTTGATGATCTAATAAAACAATTAAAGAAATAATGAACGAAGCACTATTTATATCAGAAGAATATTTAAAAGAATATACACCAATTGGTGAATTAGTTCAGTGGTCAGAAGTTAGTTCGACTGCTTGGATAGTTCAATCTAGTTTCGTACAAGATGTTTTAGGGACTAATTTCTATAAATATCTTATGAATGTTTACTATTTACAAACACTTTCAACAGATGAAATAGCTTTAATGAACTATATTAAACCAGCATTAGCTTATAGAGTTGCTGATAAAACACTTCCATTCATACATTTTCAGATCAAAAACAAAGGAGTTCAAACACAACGTGGTGATTATTCTGATCCAGCTGAATTAGAAGTTATTAGATATTTACGTGAAGAACTTTCTTCAAGTGCTGAGTTTCATTTCAAAAGACTTTCAGAATACTTATGTGAAAATAGTTCTTTATACCCAGGTTATGTTACAAACAATAGTGATATGATGCCACCAAAACCAAGTTCAGGTTATGATTGTGGTCTTTCATTTTATTAAAAAAATAAGTATTTATGAATATGAATAAATTATTAAATATAAAAGTTATAACATTTTCTTTATTAACTATATTCTTACCGATATTACCACTTCTCCTTTTAGTTGGTTTATTTATTTTATCAGATACTATATTAGGTGTATGGGCTGCTAAAAAAAGAGGTGAAGAAATAACTTCAAGAAAATTAAGTTGTATAATAAGTAAAATGGTTTTATATCAGTCTGCTGTTATAATTGGATTTTTACTTGATAAACATCTATTAGGTGAATTTATAAAAATCTTTATAAGTCACGAATTATTTTTTACTAAAATGATAACAATGACACTGATATTTATAGAAGGAGTTTCTTTATCAGAAAACTTTGAAAGTATTACTGGTAAAAATATAATGAAATATTTTAGAAATATGTTAAAGCGGGCTACTAAAATTAAAGATGATGTTGAAAGTGAATAAAAGTTTTATATATTAATTTCAAGGGAGACTATTAAACTTAATATATAAAAATAAAAAGAAGTGATTAAAATTTATAAACTATTATTTAATAACGAAGTTATTTATATTGGGAAAACTAAACAGAAATTAACTCGAAGAAAAAATGGTGGTTATGGTAAAACTATAAGTCGGGACTTTCTTAAAGAATGTTCTATCGAATTAATAGAAGAAACTGATGATGTTTCTAGAGAAAGATACTGGATTGATCATTATCTAAAACAAGGTTGTTTATTATTAAACATTACTAAGGGTGATGGGCTTAATTATAAAGAATATAGAAAAGAATATTATTGGAACAATAAAGATTATCATAAAGGTTATCATAAAGATTATAATAAAGATTACTATTTATTAAATAGGGAAAAGATAATAAGAAAAGCGAAAGAATATAAAAGTAATAATGAAGAGAGTACAAAATTATATAATAAAGATTATTATTTATTAAATAAAGAAAAATTAGATAAAAATATAAAGGAATATAATGAAAAAAATAAAGAAAAATTAAAAGAGTATAGGAAACAATACTATTTAGATAAAAAAAATAAAAACAATGGAACTAATAAATAGCGACAACATCTTGTTAAAAGATTTTTACAAACTAATTGAAATATATCAAAAAGATATACCACGATATGAAAAAGAAATAGAAATACTTCTTTTTTTATATCCGGATGAAACAGAAGATACTATTATAGATCAACCACTTTCATTTATTGATAAGGTAATTCAATCTGTTTTTAATGGAGAAGGTGTTATTCACCCATCAGTTACTATAAATGATATAGAATATACTCTAAAAGGTAATCCAGAAAACTTTGAATTAAGTTATAAACAATATAATACTTTTGAAAAGAATGTTATTAATGGTAATCAAAGATATATTCATAACCTTATGGCTGATATATATGTTAATGCGACAACAACTTATGAAGAAAGATGTGAAACATTTCTTAATGAATTAAAATTAGAATATATCACATACTTTATTATGCTACTACCAAACATTATTGATGAAAAATTTAATAAAAAATAATGTGGTTAGATATTACAGTTGAACAATATATTGATATATATTATGAACTTAATAATTTTACTGATGAAGAAAGTCTTAATAAAAGATTAATAAGTATATTTTATAACATTAATATTGATGAGATAGATGATATGTCTTACACAGATGTTTATAAAAAAATTGAAAGTGTTCAGTTTCTTAAAAAACAAATACCTGTTTTACATAAAAAAGAAATCTTAATTAATTGTAAGCATAGATTTCATTTAATTCCTTTTAATCAATTAGAGTTTAGTGCTTTCATAGATTTAGAATATTGGCTTACAAAAGATAAAGTTTATATTAATAATATACCTTCTATACTAGCAATTTTATGGAGAATAAAAACTAAAAATGCTGATGATCTATATCCAGAAGAATATGAAAAATATACTGGGTTTGGTAATAGAATAGAATTATTTAATGAAGTTAAAATAGTTGATGTATATGGATCTTTAATGTCTTATTTAGATTTCAGACATAAGATATTTACTACAAATGAAGGTATGTTTAATGAAAAAGAAGATGATGAAGAAGAAGATATTTCAAATTATACTGCTTCTGAAAGGGCTGAATTAGAAAAAGAAAAGAAAACTAGTAAGTGGGGTTATGAATTGTTATTAATGAAATTAGCAAATAATGAACCACTTAAAATAGAAAGTGCTATGAATATGCCTGTTACACGGGCATTCAATATATTGGCGCTACTTTTTGAAAATAAGATAGTAATATGATAGTTTACAGACATATACGTCTAGATACTAATGAACCTTTCTATATTGGAATTGGTATAACAGAAAAACGTGCTTATAATAGAATTAATAGAAGTAATTATTGGAAAAGAATAGTTTCTAAAACTGAGTATAGAGTTGATATATTATTTGATGATTTAAGTAAGGAAGAAGCTTGTGAAAAAGAAAAAGAATTTATTTTATTATACGGTCGTGTTGATTTAGGGACTGGAACATTAGTTAATTTAACATCCGGTGGTCAATATACTAAACATTCAGATGAAACTAAAATGAAAATATCAGAAAGACATAAAGGAAGAATTCATACTGATGAAGCAAAAAAGAATATGTTAGAAGGTCAAAGAAAAAGAACTGATATTAGAAAACCTTGTAGTGATGAAACAAGATCGAAGATGCGAATAGCGAGTACTGGTAGAAAACATACTGAGGAATCAATATCGAAGATGCGAATAGCGAGTACTGGTAAAAAACCATCAGAAGAAACTTTAAAAAAGAGGTCTATATCTCTTATGGGTAAACGTAAAGGTAAAAAACATTCAGATGAATCAAAAAAGAAAATGTCTGAAAGTGCTAATAATAGAATATATAAAAAAATAACAGGTATAATTAAATATATTCTAAAAAATGGAACTGAAAAATTTAAGGTTAGATATAGTTATAAACAAATTACATATTATGTTGGTAGTTTTGATGAATATGATCAAGCACTTAAAGCTTTATATGACCATAAAAGTTTTAATCCTATATTTCAAAACATTCTATAAAAAAATATAATTATACTTATGGTATGGACTTACAATAGTTTTATTGATGAAATAAATGATAATTTTGCATCACTACACTTACAAATAAAGAGATTTGAAATAGGATTTTATGATGATATGTCTGTTTACATAACTAAAAATGAGTTATGGCCTATAATGTGGATAGTTCCAATTGATATTATTCATCTTAAAAATAGTGTTTCACAATATAATTTAAGAGTTTATTTTCTTGATTTGTTAGATAATGATAATAGTAATGAAAGAGATGTTCTATCGGATCAACTATCTATATCAAGAGATTTTATAAATTGGTTAAGACTTAATGAATACTCATTTGATTTATTAAATGATCCAACTGCAACACCTGTTAAATCAATAGCTATGGATTATACTGCTGGATGGTATGTTGATGTTTCATTAGAAGTTGAAACAGAAGGTTCAGATTGTTCTATACCATTTTCAGGTGCTTCTGGAACACAATCAGGATGTCCACTTTCTTATGTTGTAAATAGTGATGGTTCTTACTCAATTACTTTACAATCAGGTGAAACACTTCAACTTCCAGATATATCTATAACGTCAAATGGGACCTTCAGTCAGACTATCCCTGCTCAAACATCATATCTTATACCTGATGTTAATTGGACCGATTCTGATGGGTCTATAATGAGCACACCTTATGGTGATGGAATTACTTGTCAAGTAGTTGCTGATGGAAATATAGAAATAAACGGTGTGTTCTTTGATACAGTTGCACCTGGTGCTACACTAAGTATACCTGTTATAGCGATTGGTGGTTCACCAGTAGGTGGAATAGTTGGAACAGATTATATTATTGGTAATTCACAACCAAAATTTAATGGTGTTAATATGGACAGTATTAAAGCGGAGGATGATAAAGATTATTATATTTATTTAGATGGTGTGTTAAGTGGAACAGGTTCTGTTACAACGTGGAATCTAACATCTAATATACCAACACCAAATACTAATGCTTTTTTATTAAAATCTGGTGATACAAGAAACTTCGGAACTGGTTCAGATGGTGAGGTTCAAAGTGGAAGACTGACATCTTGGTTAGTTCTTGGAGAAAATAATATGTTTGGAAACACTAATAGATTTACAAATGTATATGGTGGTTCAACATTTTCGACTACTGGTGCTGGTGTTATAGTTTTAGATCATTCTACTAGAAGCCCTCTAACAGGTGAACTACTTGGTTATGATAAATTTGATGTTACGACTGCTAGAACTTGGGCTAATATGCTTACATATGCTAATACAAAGACTGTTGGTGGTTATTCTGGATGGAGATTAACTAGTAATAGAGAGATATTTAATATAAGAAAAGAAGGACAAGCATTTTCGTGGGACTATGTACCATTTAATTATAGTTCTGGTTTATTAGATTATGTTTGGACATCTACGACAGAAGGTATTACTACAACTTATGCTTATTTATTATTTAATTATGGTGGAACGGCTCCATTACAATCGAGGGATAAAACAGGTTCATATTTTGGAATGTTTTGTAGGACATTTACTTTAACATCGGGTGGAGTTTTAACATAAAAAATAATAATTAAAAAATGGTATATAGATTTAATGACTTAAAAATAACAGATCCAACATTCACATTTTCATTAGGAAATGTTGCTGATGATTTTGTAACGGTTAATTGTTTAATAACATTTAATAATGGTGAAATAGAATGGATGGTTGGCGCTAAACCATTATTAGATGATTTACAAACTTGGGGTGAAATAGAAATTTCAAAATATATCTTATAAACATTCATTAAAATAATATAATTATTACTATGGTAATAAGAAATAATTTTGGAAAAGGATTATCAAAATTTGGTAGAGTAACTGCTAATGAGATTAAAAATGATATTATTAGAAAAAATGTTATTGATACTGGTGCTTTATTAAGATCTATCAACTTCTTTCAAGTTGGTAATTATTTAGAATTTTCAATGTTAGATTATGGTAAATTCACTGATGAAGGAACTATTTGGATTAGACCACGAGAATACTTTATAAAAACTATTAATAATATGGCTGATAAATTCTTAGAAGAATATTTATTATCAGATGTTGAATTAACAATTGAAAGAGTTTTTCAAGAAAGTGGTAAATTAAAATAATATATAGATAATGATTTCAATCATCGGACGTCCTCAAAGATTAGCACCAGCATATAATAATATGTATGTTTATGCAACATCTTCAAATATTAGTGAACCAAGTTTTAGGTATGTAGTAACAACAGCCCAGTTTCCAGATAACAATTCATATGAAATCTTAAATACAGATACTATCTTACCAAGATATGGTGATGATTATTTAGAAACAAATGTTAATAAAATCTTACAATCTAAAATAGGTAATTTAACAACAGATATAGACTTTAACAACAATGGAAATCGTATATTTTATAACACACCAAGTTCAGGTATAGTTTATGCAGTTTATGTTTCAGAACAATATATTTATTCTTGGGATTTCACTGGAACAACTCAATCAGGTCTTTATGTTGGAATGGTTTCAGATGTTGAACCAGAATATGCTTCTGGTGATGTTATCTATATAAATGGATTAGCAACTTATTTAACATATACTTCTATTACTAATAATACTATATGGGCACAATTAAATACTACAAATAATAACTTATTAGTTGGTGATGTGGTTTCAATATCACAAAATTCACCATTTACATATCCACAATATAATGGAACTTTTACTGTTCTAATATCTGACCCAGGATACGTTGTAATAAATGTTTTATACGCAGGTGTCAGTTCATTTTTACAAACGGGTACAATCGTCCATAACGGCTTCTATGACGGCACTGCTATTGTTTTACAAACATCTGGAACATATCCAGAATGGGTTACATTAATAGATAAAGAAATAAATGCACTTGGAACATTTAGTGTTTCAGCTACTGCTTCTGGAACTACACGATATAATAATTCACAAAAGATCACTGAGAAAGGTTTAATAACTAAATTATCAACTGCTTGGAATGGTGCTATGAATAGATCAGATTGGAGGACTTATGATTATACAGACTTATCACCTATTACTAATAATTTTTCTTTATTAACAGACCTATTTTTTGATTTAAGAGTTAAGACAAATAATGATATTTATTTAGATTACTTTGCTGCTGGACTTTCATATTCAGTTCAAAACTTGATTTTAGAAACAAATTCTGGTGGTGTTATAAATACTTATATAATTCCTTATGATGGTGTTGGAACACAATCAGCAATTCAATCAATTAATGTTGGACCAAAAGCCTTCAATGATTGTCAAGATTATGTTTTAGATATAAATGGTGGATTTGATTGCACAGAAGTTATTACTAATGGTGATTTTGCTACAACATCTGGTTGGAACATTTCTAACTATTTAGGTGGAACTGCTTCAATTGGATCTGGTGTTCTAAACTATTATGATAGTGCCGGTGATGGAACTTCTGATATAGTTCAAACAGGTGTGCTAACACCCGGTCATCAATATTCAGTAACAATAACTGCTGCTAATAACAACTTTGCGCAAGTTCTTGTTGGTGATGAATCGACAAGTTATCAGATTCTAAATGATGCTAATGGAACATTTACATATGTTTTTACAGCTACTGGATCAGATTTCTGGATTACTATTAATTCAGTATTTGCTGGTGAATGTGGTGTTGATTTAGTCTCATTAGAAGTATGTGATTATGGATGGGTTATATCAAATTATTTAGGTGGAACTGCTTCTATAAGTGGTGGTATTCTAAATTATTATGATAATGCTGGTGGTGATGGAACTTCTGATGTGGTTTATTCAGATGTTTTAATTCCCGGAACAACCTATAATGTTTCATTAGTTTCGGCTAATAACAACTATGCACAAGTAATGGTTGGTGATGAAAATGATACTTATCAAATACTTAATGACGATAATGGTACATTTACTTATGAATTTACAGCTACTGGAACAGACTTCTGGATTACTATTAATTCAGTATTTGCTGGTGAATGTGGTGTAGATTTAAGTGATATTACAATTGAATATGAATTATGTAATTTAATGCAATGTGATAGTGGTATTGATACTTATAATATTCATTTAGAACTACAAGGACGAGATAATAACTCAGTTATATACCCATTAAGATTTGGTGATGCAGCTTATAATATTTTTAATTTCAATAATGCTTACACTGATATTGATGATTCTATAATTACTTATACAGATTTAGTTGAATTTGGTGGGATAGGTGCTTCTTTAATCACCCAGGATGAAGCCTTTAATGTTTTTGATAACTATACAGCTACGATACATATATCTAACAACCAGGAGTGTTTGGTGCAGTTTGGTAATACGGGTTTATTATATCCAGTTGGAACAACAAGTAGCACAGGAACATTTAGTATAACATTCAATGCTTCTGATCCAACTTTATTACTTACAATATCAGGAACTTCTTTATTTACAAATGGTTGTACTATTGATTATTTAACAGTTATTAACAACACTGTTTATAACACAGTTTCAAGAACTTATAATTTTATTTTAGATTGTGAATGTGAAGGTCGTTATACAAACTATCCAATTATATTTATGGATAGACAAGGATCATTCTTAACATATAACTTTGATTTGAATAATAAACAAACTGTTGGTATAGATAGAAAAGACTTTGATACTTTTGTTGGTGGTTATAATGCTGCTAGAAATGGATATGATTATCAATTAAATGATGCTGGAACAAAAGTATTTTCAACTTTCTTAAATGAAGAATGGGAATTAAACTCTTGGGCTATGACAGAATCAGAAAGTATCTTCTTTGAAGAGTTAATAACATCACCAGTAGTTTCTATTAAAATAGATGGTGAATACTTACCTGTTATTATAAAAGGAACAACTTATGAAAGAATAAGAAAGAATAATAAGAAAATGATATATTACAAATTAGCAATTAAATTTGCCAATAACAATCCAATATCTTCACTATAATGGTACAACTAATATTACAAAATTATGGAAATCTTGATCTAAATGGAAAAGATCCAATACCTTTGAATTTTAATCTAAATGATATACGTGAGGTTTCAAATAGGGGTGGGGTATGGTCTAAGACAATTACATTATATGGAACTAATAATAATAATTCTATATTGGCTACTGTTTTTGATGTTAATATAGAGTATCAAACATTTAATCCTTTAAGAAAAGAAAAGTGTAGATTGTTAGTAGATGGTCTTCTTATATTTGAAGGCACATTTCAGTTAAGAAAAATTAAGAAAAGATATTCTGAACAGAATGTTATAATTATGTATGAATGTCTTATGAAGAGTGATAACAGTGACTTCTTCACATTTATTGATGGTAAGTATTTAACAGATTTAGATCTATCAAGATATAATCATATTCATTCATTAGAAAATATTGAAGCCTCTATGCAAACTGGTATATGGACTACTGGTTATCAGTATTGGTTAGGTGTTACACCTATAACTGAATGGCCTGCTGGTTCTGATACTTTATTAAATATTTATGAAAGTAGAGATTTAAAACCAGCTGTGTATGTTAAAACTATTTTAGATCAAATGTTTTTAGAATCTGGTTATACATATACATTTGATGAACTTTATTTTTTAGATATTGATAAATTAATTATACCTTTTAATGGTGAAAATATAGAACCTGGTTTACAACAACCAAGATTTAGAGTTGGAATAGGAACTGAAACTTCATTATTAATGACTTCATTTGATGAAAATTTATTTTCAGAAGACGATCCAGATGATCCAGATGATGGTGAATTCTTAAATCCTGGTATTTTTGATCAAAGAGAAACAGTTGTTATTTTTGATGGTGTAAACTTAAACGATCAATTATATAATTTATTTGATCCAAATAATAATTATAATGAAATAAATGGTGCTTTTACATTAGATCCTAATGTTACTTCTATGTTTTTTGAAACAGAATTTATTTCTTGGAACTATATTAAAATAGTAAATGCTGGTTTTGGACCAATTGTAGGCGCAAGTGCTAGTCTTATTGTTTCAACAGATAATATTGATCCTGTTTATACAGGTAATGCCCTAGATACTTTGGTTAAACAAAATATCTACACATATTTATTTGCTTATGATATTACAGATCAACCACTATTTCCACCTATTTCCCAAACTTATAATGGAACTATTGAATATGATGTTAATCAGAAATGGGATCTAAACATAGAAACTTTCACATCTGAAATCCTTTGCTCAACAAACGGAACATTTAATAGAGATTTTTATCCAACAGCTGCTTATATAAAAGTTGTAGTTCTTTCTTCTTTCATAGTTGAGGGAAGTAATCCACAATCTCTCAACCCAGATTCAAAGGTTCTTTATCCATATTATTATAATAGTAATCCAGGTGCTAATCTATGTAATGCTGAATATTATTTAAAACCACAATTCACAACACCAATAATAGGTTATTTTCAAAATAGTCCAGGTGAAGATATTGTTGATAATTCATTAGTTCTTATGAATAACATTCTTCCAAAAGATGTTAAACAATCAGAGTTTTTAAATGCTATTGTTAAAATGTTTAATCTTTATTTATATTCTGATAAAACAGATAATAATAATATAATTATTAAAACAAGAGATCAATTTTATTTAGATGGTAGTGAATTAAATTGGACTAATAAGGTAGAAAGAAATTCAATTGATATTGATTTCATTTCAAACACACAAGATAAAGTTAAATTATTTACTTATGTAGATGATGATGATGATTTATTAAAAAACTATTCAGAAAGTGTTAAAGAAATATATGGACAACATAAATATATTTTTAGAAATGAATTTATAAAAGGTGAAAGTTCAGTAGAACCTATATTTTCACCAACTGCTATGATTCCACAATATAATAAAAACATTCCTTATATAAATGCAAGAGCACCAAAGAATAATTTAAGAATACTTTCTGTTGGTGATATATTTAATTCAGGAACATATTGGCACTGGAGATTAGTCAATTCAGGATTAGTTGTTGAAACAAGTCCAAAGTATTTTTACAGACACGTTGGTCATTTATACCCCAATTCATTTAATCCTTCAAAGGACTTTAATTATGGGATATGTGATTTTTATGCACATACTTATAACACTGTTACAGACAATAATTTATTTAATAGATTCTGGAGAAATCAATTTGATATACTAGAAAATGGTTATATGATGATTGCTTATTTCAAACTAAACTATTTAGATATAGCTAATATCGAAATGAGTGAAAGGATTTATGTTAATGATTCTTGGTGGAATATAAATAGAATTATTGATTATAATATAAATGGTAATGGTTTAACACAAGTTGAACTTATTACAGCAGATGCTAAAATAGGTCAATTTATACCCAATAATAATGTTTTTGTACAAAAGAAAATACTTGATGGAATTGATGGATTTGGAAATATAACTTTTAATGGTTATGGTTCTGATAGTAATAGTGCTATTCACGGTTCTTATAATAGACTTTCTGGTTCTAATAATGTTGTAGTTGGTGATTTCAATAATGTTAAAAACAATAATGGATTAATAGTAGGTTCTGGTAATGTTGTGTTCGGAACAGGTATCATAGCCCTGGGGGTTAATAATAAGCGCCTGGATGAGCCCGGAACAGTCTATCTAGGTAAGACCTCACAAGTCATAGATATAATCGATGCAGGGCGAAATGAAGTGATTGGATTATTCCCAGATGTTATTGTTAATATAGTTGATGGTGGTCGCGATGTTATAAGACCTATTGGAACATTCGCTATTCCATTTATTATTGACGCTGGCCGAGATCGAGTTTAGGTAATATAGAAACAAGGAATAAAAAAATATAATTATAAATATGGTAAGTCAATTTTCAAGAATAAAGTTTCATACAACAACAGTTGGTTTAACATTTAGTGTCCCTTCTTCTGAGGATTTTACTGACGGTAGTTGGGTTGATTCTGATTTATGTTTATCAGAAATAGGTGTTGATGAATTAAATAATAAAGCCTTTATTAGAATAGGGGATACAATAAAT